TTAGGCGTATTCCCAGACAATCACCTGTCCTTGCCCGCCGAAGTTGCCGGCGCGTGCTGCGGAATTCGTGCCGCTGTAATTCTGGGCCGCGCCAGTGCCATAGCCGCCGAGTAGTGTTTGCGGCTGGATCGCCATGGCGCCTGCGCCGATTGCAGGAATGACCGGCCAGCAACCTTGCACTCCTGGCACTCCAAGGATGTTGGCGCCGGATGGCGCGCCAGCGCCTGCTCCGCCTGAGCCGTTGGTCGGACCAGATACGGCCCCCCCCGCAATGGAACCGCCCCCGCCTGGGCAACTGACCAGCGCGCCGAACGAACTGGTGCCGCCAGAGCCACCGCTGCCGGTGCCAACTGAGCCGCCCATACCACCTGCGCCAACCGTTACAGACACACCCGAGAAGCCACTGGTCAATCGTGATTTGGCATAGGAGCCATTACCGCCACATCCCGCGATGGCATTCTGCGCCGCGCCGGTGGCCGCTAAACCACCCGACCCACCACCGCCACCGACGACTTCGACGATCACGGATGTAGTGCCGAGTGTGGGGGTGTAGGTCGACGTCCCGGGATTGGAGAAAACCTGCACGCCGATCAGCCTGCCGGTTGCTGCGGCGATGGCGGATTGCACGAACGCTGTGGTTGCTGCGGCGGTGGTATTGTCAGCGGGGGGACGGGTGGTAAATACGCCGACCGCACGCAATGCCTCCAGCAATTGACTATTCAGTCCTTCGGTAGGCGTCATGCCTGCCGCCTGGATCACGCTCAGCAATTCGTCGGTCACCGCATTGGACCAAGCGGCGGTGTCACGACTTGGGAGTTGGCCGGTTTGAGGGTTGCCGTCGGTGAATTTGCCATTGAGCAGATTCACCCCGGAGATGGAGTGGGGATAGTCCATAAGTGCTCCAAAAAACAAAGCCCGCTCAAGGCGGGCATGAATCGATCGTTGGCAATGCATTTCTGCATTCCAATTTCAGCGATGATTTGCATTACCAACTGGGTGAGAACTGCTCCAGTTGCTCGCGGTCCAGCTGGGAAATTTGTGCCTCCAACTCCAGCCGGCGCTGATAGATTGCCGCGCCGCGCTCGACGCAGGCCGTCCACAGCGCCTGTAATTCGGTCAGTGCCATGGGTACACGGTTGCGCTCCGCGTCGACCCAAATGCCACCAGGGACCACCCCGGCGAGTAAAGCATCGCGGATGTCCTGCAGAGCCTCGGGAGTGGTGAGCCAGTGGTGGCGGGCGTGTTCAATGCCGGCCGCACGCTCACTGATCTCCCAACTGCTCAGTTGAGTTAACGCATTATTGCGTTGAACGCAGAGAGGAACCTCCGGTGGGGCAATGGTGATTGGCATGCCGTTGGCCCCGACGGAGATAATCCTTCCCTCTGACTGGGCGGCAAATAATTCAGCATACACGTCATCGTCGATAAATTGGGCTCCTTCACTTGAATTCAATGAAAATGCCCAACGTTTGTCACTGGCCTTCCAGGTTGCATACATTAAATAGACCTCCCAATTGCAATCCAGTTGATCGTGGTGGAGACTGGCGCGCCATTTGTGGCTGTATAAGCCACCGCGTTAAACCCCGTTGGCGTGACGGATAAATAGGTGGTTGTTTGATTGATGCCTGCTGGCTGAACTGTCAAAGCTGTTGGGTTGCTTTGAAATGCAAGAGGGAAAGTGATTGGTGTCGATGCTGCTGGCAATGTCTGGGAGCCCCATTGAATGAGAAATCCACCGGGGAGTTTCTGCCAGCCAATTGGCGCTATCGATGCAGAGAATGATGCGGAGTATGCGAGTTGCGCAGTGCCGCCAACCCCCAGCCATGATGGCCCATTGCCGACTTCCACGGTTAGTGTATCGCCCGTTCCCAATTTCATGGGGGAAATTCCAGCTCCGCCATTGCATACGATGGCGGAGGGGGACTGGGCTTGGATTGTTAGGATGCCTCCGCCGAAATTGACGATTTCTATTCTGGCGCCGGGAACGCCGTCGGAATAGGGTGGAAGCGTAATGGTTGAGGGGGAAGGACTGGCGTGTAGAACGGTTGCACCAAATGCGCTCGCATTCAATACCATTCCTGCTGTGGCAATAATTATGTTTGAAGACTGAATTCCTTGGCGTCGTACAAATTCAGTCGTGGCAATGGCAGTATCATTGGAGAACTGTGGTTTTGTTTGAAAAACGCCCGTGCCACGAAGCGCCTTGAGGAACTGGGAGGTATCCAATTCGTCTGGAGATAGCCCGGCCGCCTTAATCACCCCCAACAACTCATCCGTCACAGCATTCGCCCAGGATGCCGGGTCCAAACTCGGCAATAGCCCGGTCAGCGGATCGCCGTCGGTGAATTTGCCGTCGAGCAAGCCCACGTCGGGCACGGAATGCGGATAGTCCATCGATTAGCTCCCATAGGAAAACAAAACCCGCGTATGCGCGGGTTTGAGTTTGTTGATCATGCATTCCAGCTGGACATCGCCCCAGGTCTGGAACGGCTCGCCGAACGGGTCACCGCATTCGCGTGGAACGACCGGCATCACCGGCAGCTTCAATTGCCAGACGAATTGCCAGCGCCAGCCGCCATAGCGCTGCCCCAGCCGCGACCTGCCATAACGCCGCGCGCGGTATTCGGTGATGGTGGCGTCGGGGTGGCCATAACGCGCCGCTACGCCGATGAAGTAGGCGCACGATTGCCCGCCGCTGGCGGCCAGCTTGGCGGCGACGGCGTTGCGGCGCTCCTGCAAGGTCTGGCTGCCCAGCAGCGAGCACTCGTCGGGCAGGCCGGCGATACGCTCCCAGTCGGCCAGCAACTCGTAGCTGGTCGGCGGATAGGTCTCGCGCAGCAGTTCGTTCGCCCGGCTATCGACGCCGGCCAAGCCGGTGCCGAAAGTGCCCAGCACGCGCTGCAAGGTGCTGTCCGGGTCGCGTGGCCACGCCAGGCCCGCCGGCAGCAGGGCGGACAGTTGCTGGCGGTAGTCTTCGGCGGTCATTGCCATGTCACGCCTCCGAATATCGCCATCTCCAGTCGCTCGGTCGTTACATCGGCGGCGGGGCTGACCAGGGTGTGGTCGGTTTCTCCGGAAGCCAGGCTGATCGCCTCGGTGATGTGGCTGCGCAGCAGCGTGGCGCCGGGCGCGGCTTCGCGGGCGTGCAGGTCCTTGAGCGAGGCGATCACCGCTTCGCGCACCGCCGGGGTGCCGGGCACCAGTCGGATGGTGTAGGCCACCGGCTTGGGCGTCGGCGCCTGGGCCACGAATTCGGCGGTGACCGGGCGCAGGTTGTCGATGTGCGCCTGGACCGCCGCGACCTCGTTGGCGTCCGGGATCGGGTCGGTGTCGCCGTCACGCACGAACACTACGCCGATGCTGCCGAGGCCGAATGGCCTGTCCACCGTCCAGGCGCGGGTCACACCCGGTACCTCCAGCGCCCAGGCGACGTAATCCGACGCCGCGCCACCTTGCGGCGGCCGCTGGATGCGGGCGATCAGCCGCTGACGGAGCGCGGAATCCGGCTCCACGTCGCTGCCCTGGGTCAGGCCGGGGGCGAGCACGACGGCGCTGCCGTTCAGGCCGGCGATCGGGGTGGTCAGAGTCAGCGCGATGCCCGCGTCGGCGTTGGCCGCGGCGCCGGCTTCGCGCGCGGCGACGGCGACTTCGACGTTGCCGCCGGCGCCGACCACCGCGTCCGCCAGCGTCAGGTATTCGCGGTTGTCGGCGCGGGTCAGGGCGCTGCCTTGCGGGATGACGGTGTCGCTGGTGCCGCTCAGGCGGATGGTGCCTTGCGCCAGCGCGGCGGGCTTGCGGCCCTCCACCAGCCAGATCGAGGCCCAGCGGTCGAGGAACTCGGCGTCGCAGGTGTCGGGAAACAACTGCAGCGAGAGCCACGACAGGTAGCCGTACATCTGGTGCAGGCCGCCGGCCTGGACCCGGCCGAGCACGTTGAGGTTGGAATGGCGCAGGCGCGCGTCGGCGCCCGGCAGGCGGGCCTCGAACTCGGTCAGCTGCGCTTCGACCAGTTCGGGCAGGGTGGGACGATTCAGGCTCATGGTGTCAGCTCGAAGCGATAGGGTTGGGAATCGATGGCGATGTCCAGGCGCAACAGGCCCAGGCGGGGCGCGCTGGCCGCCACGCTGACCGAGCGGGCGTGCCCGTCGTCGATCAGCCATTGCAGCGCTTCGCGCCCGTAGGCTTCGGCCCGCCGCAACGCGGAGGCGGTCTGCTTTTCTCGCGCCAGCAGCCACAGGCGCGAGCCCAGCGGCACCGCGCGCTCGTCGCCGACCGCGATGGCGTCGCCCCACCAGCCGCGCGGGTCGCCCTCGACATCGTCGTTGGGCGCGGCGCGGCGGTCGGTGAACAGGCTGAGCAGCACGGCGGTATCGAGCTCGTCGCCCTCGGCCAGGCCGAGCGCGGCCGTTTGCCAGTCGCAGCGTTGTTCGTCGCCGAAGAAAAAGGTCTTGAGGTCCATCACATCCCCTGCGTGGGTTTGCCGGTGGTGCCGCCACTGGTATTGGTTTCGGGGTGGACGTGATCGCCGAACACCTGGCGCATCCCGGCCACGGTGCGGCTGTTGCCGCCGGCGTTGTCGGTGATGTCGCCGGCGGTCTTGAGCTGGCCGCTGGTGGTGACCAGCGGGGCATTCAGCTTGACCAGAGGCGTGTTCAGTTCGACCAGCGCGCCGGCATTGACGCGCAGCGTCTGGGTGGAGATCTCGATCAGCCGGCCGTTTTTCAGGTGGATGCGATCGCCCTCGTGGGTGTAGATGCACACTTCGCCCGGAGCGAGACCGCTCGGGCGATGGCGTTCGTCGTCCACCGCGGTGGCGACCAGGTGGTCGCGGCTACCGGCGACGGCGACCAGGATCGCCGTGGCGCCGGGCAGCGGCACGCTGGTCAGGCCGTAGTTCTGTGCGCGCTCCACGTCGTCGCGGGTTTCGTCGGCCAGCGCCGATACCTGCAACCGTTGCAGCCCGGCCGCGTCGTTCACCAGATTGAGCACCGCGCGCGCCACCATCAGGCGCACGCGACGGGCAAGTCGTTCGATCATCAGTTCTGCCCCCAGTCGTTGCTTTGCGTGGTGCCCTGGCCCGCCGTCGAGGACGGCTTGGCTGTGGCGCTCTTGCCACGTTTCAGTGGCGTGGTGGATTTGCCCTCCAGTCGGTCGAAGGTACGCGGATCGACCAGCGTCAGCGCGCAGCGCTCGCCGCCGGCGCCAAGCGTGTAGCTCACCTCGGAGATCAGCACGTCGCCGTCCGCGCGCAGCAGGCCGGATTTCAGGTTCACCCGCAGGTTGGGCTGCCACAGCGGCAAGCCGTCGCCCTGCCGCCAGCCCACCACGTCCACCGTCGCCCGGTTGGCGCGGGCGGCGCGGATGGTCTTTTCCCAGTTGGCGCGCTGCTGCACCGTGGGGCCTTCGGCCTGGTCCTCGGCCAGCACGATCAGCGGCCGGTGCCGGGTTACCACTGCGTCGCTGCTGCTGCCCTGTTCGGCATGGCGACCGCGGCTTTGCGCCTTGACGCGGTAGAGGCTGAAGCGTTGCGCCCAGCTGAAGCTGGCTTCGCCACCGAGCAGGTTGTCGCCTTCCACCAATGCGGCCTGCGCCTCTTCGGTACCGGGGCGGGTGATGTACAGGGCGCCGTCGCCGCGCGTGGTCAGCAGTAGCATCCGCAGGCGCGCCATCCGTTCCAGGCAGTCGAACACGGTCTCGCCTTCCTCGATGTTCCAGCTCTTGAACGGGTCGTCGGCCTGCTTCTGCACGGCCGGATCGATCACCACCGGCAGCTTGAAGTCATGGCACAGGTCGCGGGCGATCCGGGCCAGGCTGGCGCGCTTCCACTGGCCGGAGCCGTGGCTGGCGCTGCAATCCACCAGGTCGGCCGTGGCGTCGCGGCCGCTGACGCTCAGGCTGCGCGCCTGCGCATCGAAGCGTACCGACACCTGGTCGATGAAGCCGGTGATCACCGGCTGGTCGTCGATGGTGACCACGCAGGCCTCGCCCGGCTTGACCGGGCGCGCGGTGTCCTGGTCCGGCCAGCGTTCGGTCAGTTGCAGGGTGAAGCTGCCGGCCAGTTGCTCCAGGCCGCGTTGCAGCGAGATCTCGGTCCAGCCGCCGTAGATCCGGCCGCCTACCTTGAGTTGGAGATTCGCCATGGTCAGGTCTTCAGCAGGTTGAGAGTCCGCCCGTCCGGCACGAAGCCGGGATGGCGGATGTCGTTGCGCACCACCAGGTCCAGCTCGGCATCGAGGTTGCCGTTCTGGCGCCACGCCACCACCAGCGCCGGTTCGCGCACGCTCTGCCAGACCTCGCGCAATTGCGCGGTGGCCGGCAGGCGCTCGGCGACGGCCCTGACGGTGGCGGCCTTGAGCGCCAACAGCGCGGGGTAGGTGAGATCCGAGGCCTGGTCGGCCAGGGCGTCGATGGCGTCGAACACCGTGTCGCGCATGGCGATCAGGTCGGCCGAGGCCAGCACCGGCGCCCGGGGCAGTGCCATGGCCGCCTGCGCCATCGCGATGGTGCGGGTGGCCTGGTCCAGCGCCAGCCGGTTGCGCAGGTTGGCAACGTTGACCGGCGTGCTCGGCAGCATCGCCTGGCGGGCCGGGGACTCGAACAGCAGGGGCTTCATCGAATCCAGCGCCTGGGTGCCGCCGTTGGGACGACGCCCGGTGACGATACTGTCGAAGTCCTGCCCGAAGCGTTGCAGGCGAATACCGATCCGCTCCAGCGAACCGACCAGCCGCTGATAGAGCGCGGCGGGCGTGCCCAACAGCTTTTCCAGCGAATTCAGCACCTCGTCGACCTGCTGCGCGATACGCTCCACCGTGCCCAGCTGGCGCTCGATCCAGTCGAAGGTCTGCTGGACGGCCGCCAGCGCTTCCAGGAAATTACCCGCGCCCGCTTCCAGCGCGGTGAGCAGATCGCCCTCCAGCCACTGCGCGCCGACCTTCCATTGCGCGGCGAAATCCTGTCCGCATGCCGCGATCAAGCGATCGCCGGCCTGGAGCAACTGGGCTTCGGTATCGATCTGGCTGTTCGGCAGCTCGTTGGCGCCGGCTTCGGCAAACTCCAGGCTGAGCCGCGCCATGCCGCCCTGCTCGGCGGTTTCCTCCAGCGAGCAGCGCTGCGCCACCACCTGCTGGTGACCGCGCGACGGCAATACCAGCTCACCCACGCCCGGTTGTTCCAACGCCGCCAGCAGGCGGTCGCGCACCGCGCGGTAGTCGGGCCCGAGCACGAAGGCATCCAAGGTGAAGGTCCGCGCCTTGCGACCCAGATCCTCGGCGTAGGGCCGATCGCGCAGCGGATACTCGGTCAACTGCACGCGCCGGCCGACCTCGCCGCCACTGCGGCTGACATGGAACGGCACGCCGCGGAACGAGGCTTTTTCCAGTTGGTCTCGCCAGCTCATCACGATCCTCCGTAGTAGTAGCGGCCGGTATTGGCCGTGGCCTCGAGCTTCACGCCGGTGCCGGTCGGCTGCGTGACGCTGGTCTGGCCGGTCAGATAGGAGGGCATGGAAACCTTGACCTCGATGGTGCCGCCGACCTTGGCCGGGGAGAGGGCTCCGGGCGGCAGTGCTTGGATGGTGCGGATATCGGTGGGCGAGAGCTGCGCCGGATGCAGGCGCCGGTCGATGGTCTCCATCGGGCCGGGACCGACGCCGTGCGTCCAGTCGTAGATCTTGCCGCCCACCGTGGCGTCCTTTTCACCGGTGAACAGCTGCATCTGCCAGTTCATCAATTTGTTGAGCATGCTGCCGTAGGCGAAGCCGCCCAGACCCGCACCGCCCACCGCCAAGGCTGGGCCGGCACGGGCCAGCAGGGGAACCAGCTGGGCGAGATTGCCCACCCCTGAAGCGATGCCGCCTCCCGCTGGCCAGTTGACGACGAAGACAGGCGTCGGATCGCCGGCCGCTGAATCGCCAATCGCCGCGTTGCCATTACCGCCGCCCTTGTTGCGAGACAGCAGTCGGTCGGTTCCCCACAATGCCCCACCGAACAAGGTCTGGATGAGGCGCAGGTGGGTACTGTCCACGTCGTATTCGTTCATCGCGCCCGCAGCGGTCCGGGCGGCCCAATGCCCGGTCTGGGTGATGGTCGATTCCTGCAGATCCGCGTCGGTACGGATCTGCATCTGGTGCAGTTGTCCTTGCGTGGTATTGAGCCGGGCATTCTCCATTTGCCGGATCTGGCCGTTCGCGTTCGCAGCCTGATCGCGGATCTGGCGATAGCCGCCCAGGTCACCGATCAGTGCCTTGGCGAAGCCCTGGGCCTCGCGATCCGTGAACAGCTTGCGTACCTTGGCGTCGTCGCCGCCAGTGGCCTTTTGTACCAGTTCGGCCATATACAGCAGCGGATCGGCACTGGCCGCAGCCTTGCGTTTTTCTTCGTCGTAGTTGCGGATGCCGAGCTTCTTGAAACGGGCCGCCATGCCTTCGTCCTGGAACGCGGCCAGGAAGCCCTTGAGGTTGGCGGCAGCCTGATCGGGGGCAGTGCCGTCCTTGCCGGCGATCTGCATGCCGGCCGCCAGTGAAGCCACGCCACCGGTACCTTGCAGATTCAGTCCGGAAGCCTTCGCCGCCGAGGCGAGGCCCGGCATCTGCGCTTGCAATTGGGGGAATTTGATCCGTCCGGCATTGCTGGCCACTGCCAGGGCATCGAGCGCCCGGCCGGCCTGATCGGCCGACACGGCGAGCTGGTCGTGAAAGCCGATGAGGGTCTTGCCGATCTCCTTGACGTCACCGCCGGTGGCGGTGGCTGCGTGGCCGGCTTCGCGCAGGATCTTGAACGCCAGGTCAGGTGCCAGGCCCTTTTCGATCAGGGCGCCGAAGCCTTGCTGCAGGTCTCCCTGCGTCTGTTGGGTTTGACGGCTCAGCCCGATCAGCTCCTGTTTCCACTGACCTACCGTAGCCGGAAGCTTTGGCCCCTCGATGCCGGCGATATTGCCCAGGGTAACGAGTTCGGATTCAAGGCGGATGGATTGCTTGATCGCATCGCTGTAGTCGTCGACCAGCGCTTGGCCACCTGCGGCAAACTGGCTGGCGCCGATACTTTTCAGACTTGCCATGTGTTTTTCCTTGATGCGGTTTGGCCGTGCCGGCCGGCCAAGTCGCCGATGGCGCCTTCGCGGCCTGTCGGGCCGCGAAGGCGCGCTCAGTCAGGCTCCGACACCACGCCCTTCAACCGAAGCACCTGGTGATGCCAGAAGCGGAATTCGCTCCAGCGCATCGCCCAGACCTCCGAGGGCGCGATGCCGCCGGCGACCACCAGGTCGCCGGCCATGTCCTGCCAGTTCAGCGGAACCAGAACAAAAAAGGGTTCACCGCCCGGACCACGGCCTCGGTGTCGGCGGTGTTCAGCCGATCCAGCGCCGACGGGGGCAATCCCGCCAGTTCGGCGGCCAGGTCGAGCGAGCACGCCAGCACCGCCTGCGGGTTGCTCAACACGCGGAAGTCGCCCGCGCACGGTTCGCGCAGCTGCAGCTCGGCGATGTCTTCCTCGCCGAAGCGCAGCGGCTTGCTCAGCGCGATCACGATGGGGAACTGAAGCGCGCTCATGCCTTACACCTTGTCGCAGCGGGTGCCGGCGAACTTCAGGCTGACTTCGCCTTCGCCGCCGGTGAATTCCGGCGGTTCGGTGACGAAGGCGTCCTTGAGCACGTAGCTGACGCCGATGTCGGTCTCGAACACCAGGGTGACGTCGGCCAGCGCGCCGAGCGCCACCAGGTCGGTATCGCGGGCGAGGATGATGGTGCATTCGACGGTGGGGGTCTTGGTCTTCTCGGTGTAGCCGACGGTGCCGAGATCGGTTTCGACCGGGGTGCGTTCGACGCCGCCGATGTTGAGCTTGGCGCCGGATTTGCTGCGCAGGCGCACGCCGTCGATGTTGACGAACACGCGGCCTGCGAACTGGGTATTGCCTGCCATGGGTATTTCTCCGTGAGCTGAAAAGAAAACGGCCCGCTGTCACGCGGGCCGGAAAAGGCGGCGTGGCGCCGCCCGGTTGGGGGTCAGAGCAGGTACTGCACCGCGGCGGCGAACACGCGGAACTGGTTGACCACGTCCGGCGGGATCACCGCGTTGACGCGGTTGGGATCGCTGTTGCTGCGCACCACCAGCAGGTCGTTCTTGAATTGGTCGAAGTTCTCAACCAGGCCGGCGGCTTCCAGCTCGCGGAACAGGGTCAGCAGTTCGGCGCGCAGAATGCCCGGCGTGACGATGGCCTGGCCGGGCGCGTAGTTGCTGCCGTCGTTGGCCAGCTTGTGACGCGGGAAGCGCAGCGCGATGCGGGCGCGCACGGCGTAGCGGATGTAGTCCACCGTCCACTTGGTTTCCAGGTCGAGCAGGCTGATGTCGGCCACGCCGAACGGGTTCTTCTGGTAGGTGGTGATCACGCGTTCGATCAGCGCCGCGCCGTCGCTGCCATAGATCACGGTGCTGATGCCGGAGCGCAGCAGCAGGTCGCGTTCGGTACGGGTGAAGCGGCTCTTCAGCGGCGGGGCCATCAGGCCGGGCACCGGCAGCGTCTGGAACGGGCGCGCCGGATCGATGGCGCCGTAGTACTCGCAGACACCTGCCCACGACGCGGCGAATTCCCACGCCGGCGTTGGCGTGTCGTGGATGCCCAGCACCGAGACGTGCGGGCTGTTGCGCGCGGTGCCGAAGGTGGTCAGTGCGGCATGAGTGGCGACCATACCGGCGAACACGTGGCCGGTGCGTTGCTGCATCGGGCCCCACTTGGCGTCGAGCATGGATTCCAGCGCGCCCAGCGTGGCACTGTCGGTGTACGGCGCCACGATGCTGTAGTACTGATCGTCGCCGATGGCGGCCACGGCCGACGCGATGTCCGGATTGCCGGCGCCGCTGGCCATCGCGACGGTCGTCGCGGTGAGGCCGAGCGGCGTGGTGTCGTCGCTGTAGTAGTTCAGGCGCAGGTCGATACCGTTGCCGGTCAGGCCCTTGTGACGCGCGGTGAAGGTCACCACGCCGGCGGTGGCCGCGGCGGTCACCGGCAGATTGACGGCGGCGGTGACCGCGTTGACCACCTTGGTGGCGATGGCGGCGGCGGCATCGCCCTGGGCGACGCCCACCTGCACGCGCTGGCCGGCGACATACAGCGCCAGGATGCCGGCGGCGCTGGCCGAGCCGGTCAGGGTCAGCGTGCCGCTCGCCGCGACGCCCGCTTCCAGGTCATCGACGGCGATGGCCCACATGGCGGTGGTGCTGTTGGCGGCCTTGGCGGCCAGCACCATGCGGTGCAGCATCGAGCCGCGGCCGAAGTAGGCGGCGGCCTGGTCCGGGTTGTTGATCTGGGTGGGCACGCCGGCCGGCACGCTGCCGGTGGCCAGGCGCTGGCCCAGCAGCAGCAGGCGACGATCCTGCGACGGCAGACCGCGCACCGCCTTGGTGTGGTCGATCTCGATGTACTGGCCGGGGGTGCGGATGTCCACCGGGATGGCGTTGAAACTGATGTTTTCGGGCATTGAGCGACTCCTGGGAGAAAAATTAAGCCCCGCGGCGGGCGGGGCTGGTCTTGGCATTGGCGCGCGGTTTGTTCACCACGGCGATCACATCGCCGTCGGCGAGACGGCGGTGCCAATACGTGTCGAGATGGACGTCCAGTCCATCGGGCGGCAGCGCGCCGCTGCCGTCGGGAAGAAAGACGAGCAGCGCCGGCGACCGGGGCTTGATGCGGGTGGTCATGGGGTAGGTCCTGGTGGATGGAAATCGATCTGCGCGTCCGGCCGTTCGCCGCTGTAGTCGCCGTTCAACCAGCGGGCATGTTCGGCGGCGCTGGCGAACGGCGGGGCATCCAGATCGGCGTGCAGATGGGTGAAGTCGGCGAAGCGCGGGGCGGTGTGCGGCTCGGTGACCTCCAGCTCGGCAAACGGCTCTTCGTGCCAGATGGCGCGGTAGCCTTGCAGGTAGCGCAGGCGGTTGCCCTCGACCACCACTTGCAGCCGCGTGGTGCGCAGCGGGTGTGCCAGCAGGCCGTCGAGCGTGGGACTACGGGTCAGCAGGCGTTCCACCTCGTCCAGCAGGGATTCGGCCTGATCGTCGGCCGTATCGCCGGCCGCCACCTGGACAACCACGACGAAGTCGCCGCGCTGCACGTAGTCGGGCACGTCCGCGCGCATCCGGGTCTTGCGTCCGGTGAGCAGCACTTGCAACGCCGGCAGTTCGGCGTCGCCGATGCTGCGCGTCTGGCTGCCCCAGACCCGGCTGCCGGCGGCGGTATGCCCGCTCAGCAACGTGACCAGCGCCTGGCGGATGGCGGTCAGCGTATGCATGATCGGTCACCAAACGGGTCGAATCGGGCGGGGAAACGCGCGGCGCCGCTGCGGCACGGCAGGGAGGCGTACGGCGGCGAAGCATTGCGGGCAGGCATGGGACCTCCTGAAAAGACAAAGCCCCGCGCAAGGCGGGGCCGGTGGGAATGCAAAAACGTGAATGGCGGTCGATGAATCCGGATTGAGCGAATAGGGTGGTGGCTACTGAATTGCTTCATCGCAATTCAATCATCCTGAAAAGCAAAAACCCCCGAGGAATCTCAGGGGTTTTGTCCGAAACGCAACTTTGTTCACGATAGCTGAACTATAACAATTCACTGCCAAAGGCGTCAATATCGAAATCAGGAATAAACCGCCTTTTGGGTGCAGTACTGAATTCCCTCATTGGAATTGACGTATTGAATGGGGGCCGATGAAACATCGAGCAAAGCGGCCAATTCCTGCTGGGCGCGCTCCAGCCGGCGAAAGGCCGTGCGTTCCGAGCAGCCCATCAGCGCCGCCCGTTGCCTGGCCGTGCCGCGGCCCAGGTACCAGGCCTTGAACGCCTGCCGCGCCGAGAGCGAAAGCCGCCCGTGGATCTGCGCATCGACGGTGCGGATTTCCTCGTAATCCACCACATGGTCGCGGCCGTCGCTGTCGCCGACCACGATCACGCCATCGGCGTCCCCCGGGGCAAAGCCGCGGCAACCACCGCCGGTGCGTTCGCGATAACCGAATTGCGCATAGCCGCTGCCGCCATCTTCGCGAATCGACGACCAGATGGCCCAGGCGCGCAATTTGATATCCATCGCTTTGATCATGGTTTCCCCTTTGGATGAATTGACGGATCGGCCCGCAATGGGCGGGCCGATGATGCAGTCATGATCGATCAACAGGGGTAGGCCAATTGTGTGGAAGGAATTCAGTGGGAAATGAAATGCAATGAGGCGAAGGCGAGAGGTTTCGGCGAATTCCGGGATTATTCGGGCAATTGCTCGGCACGCTGCTGCAATTGAGTCACGCTGGTGCCCCATTGCCGGGCCAGCGCGTGGCGCACCGCTTCCAATTGCAGGTCGAGCACATCGCACAGGCCCGCCAACTGTGCCTGGCGCCGACGACTGAACAGCAACGCCAGGGCGTCGCGTCCCGCGCGTTGTTCGCGCGGTGGCACGGCGTGATCGTTGGATAGGTGGAGCGCCAGGTCGTCGATCGCCTGGGCCAGCACGGCGGCCCACAGTTGGATGGCGGGTGGGGCATTGGGCGTGACGTCGCCAGCCCGATCCAGGCGGAGCGGGTCGGAAGATGGTGGATTCATCATCGGTGATATGGGCTGATGGCAGTTGCCGCAAGGGGCGGGGAGGGCACGAAGCGGTGCCGCGGGCGTCGGCCGTCGGGGGCGACCCGCCGTGTCGCGATCAGGGCATGGCCGTTTGCCGTCTGGCGCCGCTTCGTGTGGAGGCAAGATACCCAGCGGCACGTTGGCGGAGGTGGGGGAAGGCGTTCACTGCCGGTGGCAGGCGGCAGTCATGGGCAAGGAGGGATGCTGCGGTGCCGGGCTGCGGGCACGCGCGGATGGAAGGGGATGAGCGAAACGAGGCGCAGAAAAGCAAAAAGCCCTGAAGGATCAGGGCTTTTCATCTGGAGGCGGGGGTCGGAATCGAACCGGCGTAGACGGATTTGCAATCCGCTGCATAACCACTTTGCTACCCCGCCGAAGCTGGAAAAAAGGGAAAGTGAATCACTTTCCCTTTTTGGAAACTGGAGCGGGAAACGAGGCTCGAACTCGCGACCTCAACCTTGGCAAGGTTGCGCTCTACCAACTGAGCTATTCCCGCGTATCTGTGGCATGGGCAATGAAGCATGGAGCGGGAAACGAGGCTCGAACTCGCGACCTCAACCTTGGCAAGGTTGCGCTCTACCAACTGAGCTATTCCCGCGCTGCCGTGTACTGCAACAGAGAGGCGCATTATGGTGA